AAGTAATCATGGATAAGTTCTCCTCAAAGATTGCCAGAATTTCCGGCATGACCAACAAGGAAATCATCGATCTGCACCTCGCCATGCAGGAGGAGATCAAGAAGCAGTATAAATTGAGAGCTAACCCGAAGAACTTGCAGAACGCCATTTCTCTTTGTGAAAAATGCGTCGCCATATCAGGAATCGTCATCGAGGCTATGAAGAAAAAGCACCGCGCCGAATGTGACGAGTATGCTCGCCTCGTTGGACGCTTATCTCCTAATTCAAATTTTTATTACCCCAACCACGCAGCAGCACATCAACTGTGCATCATCCTCAAGAAGCAAGGGAATACCAATCAAATAGCCTACATCGAAGATAAAATGATTCGCGAAGGCTGGGGTAGCGGAAAGAGTGTGGATTTACTCGATCTTTAAGCCCACCTGAGTGGGCTATTTGCCTTTCTGTTCTGCTCGTTTTCGTCGGCGTTCTTCGCGCTGCTCTTCGCGTTGCATATCGTCGAACACCTTCATGATCGCTTTCATCATCATGAAATTGATGAAGTGGTGATTAACGCAGCCGTGAATGCGTAGCTGCTCGGTGAACTCTTCAGCCGATCGCAGCGCCTCCATCATGTTCTTCTCGCCAGTCAAGAACTCTGAGAAGTCGCGCCCCGCTCTGGAGGCGCACTCAACGATTCGGTTATTCATAATCACGCGGCCGCATACAGCATTTTCATCTGCCCCTTAACCGGGAACGCGGCCATGCTGCGGGCTTCAAAGTCTCGATAATCTGAGCAACCATTAGCTATGCTGGTAACGGCGATGATTTGCCGTTCAACGAGAGTCAGCGCGTCAGGCTTTAGGTGCTGATGAATCTTGTCGCCAGTTGCCAGCCTACTTTTGACTTCTGCATAAACCTCTGGCGGCAGAACCGGGCCATAAACCCATTTGGCACTAATCATTCCGAACAAAGCAGGACGGCGCCCAGGGCGATGACGCGGCAATCCCGACATTTTGAACAGCGCGGCATAAAAGGGATCGCTGAACCGTTTTTCCCATGGCTGAGACTCGCTAAGCAGAAAAATGGCTTTGATTCTGTCGTCATCAATTTGATGTGCTGCGCCCTGGATGATGGCGTCGATTTGCTCATCGCACCAGATTTCAAAATCGACAGAGAGCCAACGAGCAAAACGTACGGCCAGTTTAGGGTGTAGCCATGTACCGCCGCCTCGGTCTTTGCGGGCACGGCTTGTTTTTACATACGAGATTTTCCCGTATCTACGCTCAAGGGCCTGAATGTATGAGTCTGTTTCAGGTAAGCGAAGGAAATCGTTTGGTGCTTTTCCAAATTTCTCTGCGGCAGTGGTTGCATCAAACCATCCGTCGTCAGAAAAACGCATAGGGTGACCTTCGAACTCAATCGGTATGATATTAGACATCGTCATTTCCTTTTTGGTGATATGAGCCAGTTCCCCAGATATGGACAGCCCAAGAGCGGCACGATGAAAGCCACCGTCCTATCTCTGTCTCATATCCCGAAAAGGGCTCTTGGTTTGATTTGCGCGGGGATTGCGCAGTGAAATTTGGGTATAAAAAAGCCCCGGACAATGCCGAGGCTGGTTTATCTGGTTTTAGTGGCTTGTTCCTGCTGCATCATCGCCTGCCAGCGGCGATCGTCTTCGTCCATGACGGTGTCGAACTCTTCCCTGGTGAAGCCTTTCTGGTTCGGGTATTTGGCGTTGAGCATCATGGCGAACTCTGTCATCGTCAGGTTCTCAGCCTCTTCACGGCTGATTCCGAAGTGGTTGCGGGCCGCCATGATGTAGTCGGCAGCGCGAAACTCTGAGGTGGTTTCGTTCGTCTCGTAACGCTGTAGCTTGCGCACCTTCGCCTTGCCAACGATGCCGTGCATCATCAGGTTTTGCGCAATGATGACCATATTCGGCGGCGGCATGCTGCCAGGCCGCCAGACAAATCTACGCTTTCGTGACTTACCTGGCTTCATCCAACCAACCAGATCGCCGATATCATCGTCGCAGCACGCGGCAAGCACCGTATGCGCCGCCATGATGGCTTTGCGGGTCAGTAGCCCGCTCTGGATATATCTCAGCACGCAATCCGGGAGACGGCTGTACTCGTCGTGGATATAGGCCTGTGCTGCGCGCTGTACCAGTGGCGTCGCCTCATCGTTGCACAGG